CTCTGAGTCACTTAGGATGGAATCCATGTCGGGGTGTTTGGCTCGTAGCTGGGCTTGCGCCTGCTGCAAAGACAAACTTGCCGTAGTCTCTTCCATCTTCTTTAACGTAGGGTGGTTCTTAAGTCGCTGCTCAATTGCAGCGTCAGGATCAGCGTACCAATCGACGGGCGCTTCTTCCTCTTGAGGCTTTGTCTGATCTAGGATAAAACTATCCACCAGCTTTCGGAGTTCGCCTACCTCGTTAGCTTGGCGTCCACGGAATGAATCCATTTCTTCCAGCATGTGAACCAACTCTGCCGGTGACTTGCCAGCATACTTCGCGGGCAGTTCAGTGGCAGCCGATTCAGCTTGGGGTTCGGCTTCTATCTCAGGTTGGACAAAGTCGTCCAGTGTCTGGATAGTCTCTTCGTTCTGTTCAGGTGTCTCATTCACATCGTTCATGTGGTTCTCCGTACTCTCGTATTAAGGAGGTAAATAGCTCGTCCTAAGTTAGGGTTATGAGCTGGTTTTGGCTGCTTGTTCCTTTTGCTTTATCCATTTAAGGGTAGCTCCAGGGAAGTCGCCGGAAGTGGGGTCAAGTTTGCACCTGACCGCACTGATGATTCTTTTGTTGGGTAAGCTGCATGTGCTGCAAAACCCTACTGTTACGTTGTCGTCCACATACTTCTCTTCAATGTGGTCGGACGCACAGCGAAACTCTCTTATCTTTCTACTCATCCTCTACTCCTTCACAGGCGCGTTCAATGCCTTTCTTAAAGTTGAGGAAGTGTTTGCACTGCGCTACCTTCCCTTGTAAGATGTGCAACTCCACTGCGGTGGGTGCAAACTCTAGGGCGGTGCGGTGTGTTTCCAGTCCAGCTACAATCGTCTCCTCGAACAAGTCCCATTCAGGCCTCGTTACCAGGTTTAGCATTGCTTCTAGATACTGCTGGTCGCTTAGCTGATCGCTTTGCATTGCTGTTCTCCTCTAGGGCAGCTTCTACTTTCTCCAACCTTGCTAAGGTCTTTTCAAACCTAGCGTTAAAGTCGTCTACTACTTGTTCTAATACGGGGTTTCTGCCGCCACCAAATTGTGACATTGAATTATCCCTCTTCTTGGTTTAACATCTGACGCAGCTTAACTGCCGCGTCCACTCGTCCTGCTTGTTCTTTAATGCCAATCTCCCGTGCCTTCAAGCTGCGATCGGCAATAGCCAACCTTCTCTCGAACTCTTTGGAGTCGTCGACTTCGTCGTCACGGTTGAGCGGTGCTGCCCGCATAAGAGCGGCCTTAGCTTCTGTCTCAGCCCACCTAGCTTCTTCGTTGTACTTGGTAGCCCTGGCATTACTCTCAGCAGCCTGTGCCTCCAGTACGGCCACCTGCGCCTGATGCAACTCCATAGCCTTCTGCTGCTCCATCTGCTGCGCCTGCTGCTGTTCTTCGGTAGGCTGGCCAGCTTGCTCCAACAACCCCTTCAGCTCTTCACGGTTGCTGACTTGACTGTTGTCAACGACTGCCATGAGGACAGCGTTGTAAGCGGGGGATTCAGGAGGCATAGTCTGAAGCAGCTGAACCAGCTGAGTCATTACATACTCTCTACCTACCAAGCCCAGCGTAGAGTTAACGACAAACTTGTAATCGCGGATGGGGTAGTGTTCTGGATCGAACTGCATATACCGCCACGCAATCTTCCGAATTGCTGGTATAAGCATACCCTGCTGGAAGTTGATAAGCGTTCGCTTGTGCCGCTTAAGCACAGCACCGAGCGACATGGAGATGCCAGCGGCTGTGCCATTACCGGCATTGGCCTGCTCAGCGAAGCCGACAGAGTCAACAGCACCAGTAGATTGCTGCACCATCCTCTCCATCTGTGCTGCTTGAGAGAAGGTGATCTGGTCGACTGTGCCGAAGTTAAACGGCATAAGGGTGTCTTGAGGTCTGCCATTGGTCAGTATCGTCTGTCCGGGTTTAACTTGTGGTTTAGCACCACGCGGTACGGCATTAGCATCCATCGCAAGCATCGGGTGAACCGTCAAGGCCAGCGCGTCGATACGTGCGCGGATTTCTGTGTCAAGGGCGTTCTGAGAATTAAAGGCTTTCTCACATACACCTCTGCCATCAAACTGTGATGACTGCACATCCCACTGGAAAGCTACCACTGGTCTGTCGGACATCATGTATAGGTTGGCTTCTGCCTTGAGCAGTAGGCCATCGTTAGCTATCACGACGATAGCTTCTGTGTAGGTGGATTCGTCGTCAACTTCGATTGACATCCACTCCTCACCCTCATCCAGCTCTTCGTCTTGCGCCTTCTTCAACAAGGCTGTAGGCACCAAGCCGTAGTAGCGAGTGAGCTTGACGGTGTTGTCTGTGGGGTAGTTAGACAATGAGGGGTTGGCGACTATGTCGTCGTCTGACGCAGCTGGCCGTATATCCTGGTCGATGAAGGTGCCATCTTCCATCTTGGCTTCTACGCTGTGTAGTGGGACAAACTCCTCAATAGCTACGCCGAGGGCTTCGTCGATGCAGGTGGCTGCGGGGTCAATGCGGAAGTTGCGTCGCTGGATGGGACGTATCTTCACGGCCACCCTATCACCCACTTCAACACCAATAGCGGTCATACCGCCGCCAGCGTCTCGTGTGCTTGGCTTCTGCTCTTTAATGGTACATAGCTCAATCTCTGCTATGCCGGTGCCGTCGATGGCAGCGTTAAAGATACACTCGCCCAAGTCTTTACGAACGTTATTTCGCTCTAAATCTTCGTGCAGCTTGGTACGCAGGTATACGATGTCTGCGTCGTCTTTGTCACCGACGTCGTCGTTGATGTCAAAGATTACACCAGTGCCGAAGGTGGCTTCTTCTACTTCCGCGCAGCTGGATTCAACTGCCTGCTGAGTGGCGGGGGAGACAATCTTACTTCTCTCGCTATCCCGCTCTTTGTCTGATACATTATACTCGCCGTTGAATGTGCGGCGATACCTCTCATGCTTCTTTCGGAAGTTCTGGTCGTAATAATCTGCCCAGTCGTTTACGTTAGCTTGCACCCACGCCTCAAGCGTCTGCCCACTCTCGTATGTAACGTCGTCATCTATCATTCTTAATATCCCGTCATCTCGTCAATAGGTTCCCAGTCGTCATACAATACATCTGTATGGTAACTAGTCTTGACGAGTTGGTCAATGTAGGCCAGCGCGTCGATCAAGTCGTCGTGTGTCAATCTATCTGGGAACTGAAACAACTGATCCATGAACTTGTTGTTCCAATCTCCCTTGTTCAAGCTAATGTAGCCATTCTCGAACCGAGCCTGTAATGCCCAGATGATTCGATCTTGCTTCTTCTTGTTGCCGTGAGACAAATCTTCGATGCGGAAGAAGCGGTTGTAGCGCTGCATCATATCAAGCAACGGGGACATTACTGCTTGTTTGGCTATCCCCTTCTCTATCCCTACACTAGCTGGCTTGTACTTCTCAACTAGCTGGAAGAGCTTTTGAGCGGTGGTGTTCAAATCCCACCTACCACTAACTATCTCTGCTACCCACCATCCGTCGTTGTTACTCTTAACCACAACAAAGGCGGAATCGTCCAACCGACTTCCCCTCTTCTTCCTATTGCCTACATCTTCAAAGCCAGCCAAGTCACAAGCGATAAAAAACTCACCACCCTTCGGCTCTTCAGTGTCAAACTTGATCCAACTCTCATCAAAGATTTCACTGCCCTGTGCCTCGAAAGAAGCCATGAACTCCTGGCGAAATGCGTGGGAGGACATCTTCTTCTTACGTTTGGCAATGCTATTTAGATTAAGCATCGGGTTGTCGTAGCTGGTGAAGTGCCAGCTTGCCCACTCCTCATCCTCTTCACCCAGCTCAATAGACTGGTACAGGTCGTAGAAGTGATTACGCCCCATCGGTGAACCAATGATAGTCAGGGGCGCATCTAGGTCAGTCATTGCAGGCATTAGAATCTCTTCCAATACATACGGCTTCATGTCGGCATACTCGTCGATAGCTACATCAGCGAGTTTAACACCTCGCATAGTCTCAGGACGGTCAGCTCCCTTAAGCACTATACTCTGCCCATTAACAAGAGTAATCTCCAAGTTGTTAATGTGAGATTTACTAATCACCCCCTGGCCTAGCTTAAGGAATTTGCTCCATACAGCGTCACGAGCCTGACCAGCCGTGGGTGCTACGTAGAACCGACTACCATCTAAACCATCAGTGAGGGCGCGGAAGAGCATTTGCAATACAACAAACTCGGATTTGCCACACCTCCGGCCAGCCACAATAACGTGGTTCTTAGCGGGGTGGTTCCATACTTCCTGTTGCCAGGGGAGTAGGGAGACGTTGAAGTCACTCATCGTCAGCTAAGTAACGCGCATAGAAAGCAGCGTTCCTCTCGGCTATCGGGTAGACTTTACCATCCGGGGTCGTGTAATACCGCTTGTACTCCTCGCGCTGGATAGCTAAGTCATCATCAATGACTGCCTCTGTGAACTTGGGGAAGCTGTCTAGGCTACCTAAGTTGAACACAAAGTCCGTGAGC